GCCTTGCCGACGTTCTCCATCGACACGCGGGCCAGGTCTGCCGCGAGCGACAGGCCCGAGAACTCTCCGTACGTGAATCCCAGGTTCGCCGCCATCTTGCTGGCGGAGTCGATCACGTCGGCCTGAGCCTGCCCGAAGGAGACGAGGCTTCGGACACTAGATGCCGCGGCCGACGCGACGGACGCGAAGAGCTGCGTCGCCTTGATCGCGACGAGCGTCCGCATGCTCGACTCTAGAGACTTAGTCGAACTCTGGAGACCTGCAAACGAGCTCGAGGCGGCCCGCACCCCGGACGTGAGCCCGGAGGTCGAGGCCGTGAAAACGGCGGATACCTTTCCGATCGATGCCATGGTCTAGCGTCCTTGCTGATCGACGAATGCTTTGATCTTCGCGGCGATCTCGTCCTCGGTCATCTCGCGGTCGGGGTCATAACTTGGAAGGAACATCTCGACGAACGAGTCGCCCGGCTTCGCCCCCAGGGCAATAGCCGTGAACATGGTCGCCCGTGCCGTCCGGGCCCAGTCCTCGCCGAATGGCTCGACCTTGTAATACGCCATCCACCGATGAACCTGATCCAGCGTGATCTCGTGTTTCCATTGTTCGACGCTTCCGATTTTTAAGTGTGCGGCCAGCCGGTACAGGAAACGATCCGTCAGTCCTGCCCGGCTGCGGAGTTTTTTTCGAGCTCCTGGACGACCTGGTCGCCAGACTTCAGCACCGTTTCCCAGCAGCGGTTATAGATCCACATAACGCGCAGGTGTGCGAACTTCAGCACCTTCCCGGCCTCGATCCCGAGAGGCTTCCCGTCGGCATCGCACATGCACACCGTCAGCGTCCGGGCGATCAGGTCGGCCGGGGGCGTTTCGCCGCCGAGGTCCCGGTGAGCCTTCGCCAGTGAATGCCATTCGGCGAACGACGGATAGCGAAGATGGACAGCGTCGTCGCTGCCTGGTGGAGTGACAGTGACCACGTCGGATTCGGACGGAAAACAGCTCATGTCCATGATGCTCCTGAGAGTTTGAAAGTGGCCTTGCCGACGAGGAACTCGCCGACCTGCCCTGTCACGTCGAACGCCTCGAGGTAGGCCTCGCGCGAGAGCGACCCGCCGTCGAACGTGACAGCGACCGTGCCGCGGATTCCGATGTCAAGGTGGCTAAACGACGGGCAGCCGTATAGCGTGACTTCGACCGTCCCCGGATCAATAGCTACGCAATCGTATTGCTTGACGATTCGCGTCCCTATTCCGGAACCAAGGACGCTCGACGTGATGTTCGTCGACTCGACAAAGACGGCAGTCCCTGGAGCTGCTCGCCAGCCCGTCACGCGGCCGAGCGACGCGCCGTTAAAAGTACAGGTCGATCCCTGAGACGTTGGAGTTGGCATGTGTTGCCCGCCTCCACGGGATCAGGAGGCGAAGTCGCTCGTGTAGTTGGCCGTCCACTTCTTCAGCTCGCCGACCGTGTCGTCGCCGGTGGAGTCCATGCACTTACAAGTGAGGGTCTCGGCCGTGATCGTCGTGCCCTTCACGGGCTTCGTGGCCCCGAGGCCCTCGATCGTGACGGTGACGACCACGCCCGCTCCGCCGGCCTGGCCGTAGTCGGTCAGGCCGGACTCGTAGGCCCGCGTCCCGCCGGTAGCGATCGACAGCGTGGACGCGTCGAGCTGCGGAGTAACGTCGCTCTTTCGCGTCGCCTTTACGGTGACCTTTGTCGCGCCAGAAACTCCGTATGACGCGAAGCCCTGGCTACTGGTGAATGTGGGATCGGGCACGGATCGGGCTCCTTACGATGTCGGGTAGAACGAAAACTCTGCCGACCATGACGCGTACTTTCCGACCTCATAGTTCTTTTCGTAGCTCTCGCAGATCCAGCCGGTGACCGTGGCAGCGGCCGTGAGGGCGAGCGTGGTGTCGCTCTTCAGGTTGCCGGACACGGACACCGTCTTCGTGGCGGTCGCGGTTCCGGCCTCGATCAGGGGCGGGGCCGCATAGACTCGGGCCGCGTCGCCGAGGGCCGTCACGTCTTCCTTTGGCGTCGCTCCGGTTGTCTCGATTTCCTTGAGCGAAATCTGCTTCGCCCCGGAGGGAATCGTGGGTCCCGGGGTGGTCAGCGTGGAAATGGGCATACGGTCCGCTCCTCGTGGTGTGCTGGTCCGATTTTATGGAACACCGGCCGGGCCGAATCTCACTACAAATCCGTGCCGGTCCAGCGGATCTCGACCGACAGCTCGACCGTATAGGTCGGGGTCTCGCGGCCTTCGAGGTAGTCCGGCTGGCTGTCACGCTCGTCGATGACCAGGCAATGCTCGATGACCGTGGTCACGTCCCCGTATACGGTCCCGGAGAACTTGTGAATCGCAGCGGTGATCTGGCCGGCGATCGTCCAGGCCTCGACGTAGTCGTCCGCGTAGATCGCCACCAGGAACCGGGCGACCGGGCTCACCTGGTCGGCAGACGGAGTGTCGTCGAACGTGTCCGCGAGGACCTGCTCGCGGCTGGTCGCCTCGCGGGCGTAGACCACGAACGGCGGGCCAGTGTTGCCGGTCATGCCGACCGGCCAGGCCGTCGAGCCCGTCGCCGCTTCGATCGCCTCTCTGAGCCAGACGTGAGGGGAGCCGGGCATGTCAGCCTCCGTATCCTGGGTTTTTGCCGGCCGACAGCTCTGCGGCGGCCTTCTCCAGGCCGACCGCCATCTCCTCGGCCAGCTTGTTCGCCGCCACCGGGCCGAACTCGGCCAGCGTCTTCTCCATCATGTTGTAGGCACGGACACCGCCGGCCGTGCCGAACTGAAGCCAGATCGCCTTCCGCGACTCGAAGCCCGGCTTGTAGCCGAGCACCCCGTAGACGAAGGAGTCAAACCCGCCGTTCTTTCCCGACTGCCCGGTCCTGACCGTGACGGCCCGACGAAGAGCGCCGGTCGACCGCTTCTTCTCGCCGGCCTTCCGGCGGCCTCGACGCGTGCTGAGTGGCGGGGTGTTCTTGCGCAGGATCGGGATGGCCGGCTTCATCACCCGCCGCATCGCGGCCTCAAGGTGTTTCTTTGCGATGTGAATCGGAAGCGCCTTGTAGCGAGACATCAGTCCTTGGATGACCGTACTGGAGTCGAACGTGTTCGGCTCGAACGAACTGTTCCACGAAACCGAGATCATGTGGCCTGCTCCTCGACGGACAGCTCAAGGTCCTCGCGGTTGCCATGCTCGACGACGGCCGAGATAAAGAGGAGCCGGTCGCCGCGGGCCGGCCAGCGGAGCCGCATGTCGCCAGCGACCCCGGCCCGATAGCGGGTGTAGACCGTCGCGGAGATCCCGCCGCCGACCTGCCCGCGTCGTGCCTGCTCGGAGTAGGTCGTCGCCTCGTAGGACCCGAGGATCGACGCCACGGTCTCCCAGGTCTCGACCGTGCCGCCTGCCGCGTTGCGGGTGCGGACGGGCCGCTCCAGGACGAAGAGCTCGCGATATCGTCCGGCGGGCTGCGGCATCACCAGCCCCCGTTCCACGAGCTCGCGGCGAGCAGCGTCTCGAAGGCCTGGGGCAGCTCGCCGCCGCCGTCGGTGTTGAGCACCCCCCGGTTCTCGAACTGATGGTCGACATAGGCCAGGAGGGCCGACCGGACCGTCGGCTCGATCACACCCCCGGGCACGACGCCGGCCCAGTAGGTCACGACGACCTTCGCGGCCGTTGCCGTGTCGAGCGTGAGAGTCGCCGGGAACGCGTCCTGGTCGATCTCATAGTCACCAGCCGACAGCGCGACTCCGTCGACCGTGATCGCGATCGTGTAGGTGGCCGAGACCAGAACAGGCGGGGCGGGAAGGTGCAGCACACTGCCGCCCTCCTGCCACGTCGCCCGATACTGTGTCGCGACGAGCGTCACGCTTAGGCGCCGCTCGATCAGCCGGCGGGCGGCGGCGATCGCGTCGAGAAGGAATCGATCGTGTTCGTCCTGGTCCGGCAGCATGCCGACCTGGGCCTTCGCCGCGGTGAGCGAGACGGGCTCGACGATCGGCCACTGGAGAACGCGGATCGTGTGCGGCTTGCTCATCAGTCCTCCGAGGGTCCGAATAGGCAGAGAGCCGGGGCCGGCATCCCTGCCAGCCCCGGCCCCTGAGAGCAAAAAGCGATCGATCAGGAGGTAGCCTTCGCCAGCCGACCGACGAACTCGGGGCCGTGATTCAGCACGCCGAGGCGGCTGGACCCGACGAAGAGCGTCTGTCGGCTGCGGACGAGCAGTTCCTTCGCGACCGTGATCTGGAGGCC